TGTCAAGACCTTCAAGGAGAGCTTCCTTGACTTCCGACCAATTTTCAAATACGTCCATTTTAATTCTCCTAAATTTAACTAGCTAAAAAGTTTTGAAACTTACTTGGAAGGAATTCCTGCAATTCTTTGCAGAGCCTTCTTTTCATTTTCTGGCAGACCATGTTTTTCGCTTTCATCGATTTTCTTGTTATTAGCAAGAGTTTCGTTGTCGTCGCCGGTCTTAACCGTTCCCTTAATTACTTCTTTTTCTTCTTTTTTCTCACCTTCAGCTAGTACTTTAGTTTCCTTCTCTGAGGTTTTTACATCTTTCTTATCTTCGGTTGTTGTGCTTTCTTTCAACACACGACCGATATATGTTTTGTATGCATCTTCAAGCATCGGTGTATCGACGTTCTTGAGGATTGCTTCCATAACTTCTTTTGTGCGACCTGTAAGAGGCTTTGTGACTTCTTCCATCTTCTTGTCTCTTTCAAGTCTTGTTGCTTTCTTTGTAGCAACTTCAAGTTCTGTGAGTGCATCTGTAAGACGCTGCTCCATTTCATTGAGCTTGCCTTCAGCTGAATCTTCGTCAGCAAAGTGTTTCTTGTATTCGTCAACAAATGCAGCGAACATCTTTTGACCAAATACTTTCTTCTTCTCTGAGTCGATGTCTTCACGAAGTTCTTCGAGTTCTGTGCCAAGGCGAATTTCCAAGAATGCGTCAATTTTTTCAATCAATTGACCCATGTCTTTCTTGAGTTCATCAGCCATGTCACCTTTTGCTCCTACGAGCTTTTCTGCATATTCTGCTTCAAGGTCGCGGAAACGTTCGATGTCTTCACGAAGCTCTTCTAGTTCATCTTTAAGGAATGAACTTACTTTTTCGTCAAGGGCTTCAATTAATGTGTCTCGTTCTTGAATCCACTTTTCGTTAAGTTCTGAAGTAACACTGATTGTTGCTTCATCACGAGCTTTCTTCTCAACATCAGCAACTTTTTGTGTAATTGCTGCTTCGAGTTCTTTCTTTGTTTCGTCAGTGAGGACTTCTGCTTCGAGAAGTTTCTTAAGTAGCTCTTCCATGTTCATACTCCTTTATTAAACAACTATAACAAGTTGTTTTGTTGTAAAAATATTTATGCTTCTCTTTTTCTCTTGCCGGAAAATCTTGTTTATAGCAGGATTTTCCTTTGAGGAATCAAGGAGTTGAAAACCACCTAAAATTCCATTTTTGCTGGTTTAACTAATTATCTGCTTTTAACAAATACGTTAGTTTCCAACCATTTCAATACTTCTTTCTTCAAATACTTTTGAGCGTTTTTGTCTTCACGAACACATTCTGCTAATGAAAGAATATTTTTTCCATTTCTTGCACATTGCAGAGATTCAAATACAGACGATGGATAAGCACCTGGCGCTGATGGTTGAGCGACGATGTCAACAGTAATGAATTGAAATCCACTAACGTTTCCACCTTCTGCCACATTACCAGCTCCACGACTTGATACACCGAGTTTAACATTGTTGCGGAGCATTTCCTGTGCAATGTTTCCCATTGGTGTATTCATCATTCGAGCTTTACCATATGCATTTGCATCTTGCATCCAAAGTTGTGTAATGACGTGAGACACACGATCTAAGTTAATTTGTAAAGATTGTGGATGGTCAAGTTCACCCATGATACCGTTTTGTTCAGCAATGCGTGACTTTGCACCTTCAACTGCTGCACTTATTTCATTGATAGGATAAACACGTCCGTTCTTGTTTTTGATGTTTCCCTGCATGAATATACCACTTAGCCATAGAGACTTACCATCTTTCGATTGTTCTTGGATAAGATTACATTCAGAAGGAAGCAACTCTTCGATAAGAAAAGACGGAACTCCAACGGTACACTTTGTTTCATCTGTCATTCTGCAACTCCTTAATTGAAGGACAAATATTACTTCTTGTCTTTCTTAGGTTTCTTGTTGTGTTTGTCTTTCTTCGACTTTTCTTCGTCTTCCATGTCCATTGAGCCAGAATCTTCCATAGAACCGGAATCTTCGTCACATACACATGGATCTTCTTCACAGTCAGGACATACTTTTTCTTCAGATCCTTTTTCTTCAGATCCTTTTTCATCAGAAGCTGAGTCTTCGTCAGAATCTTCTTTTGAGTCTTCGTTTTCACCGACGAGAATAGAACGTGACTTCATAGGAAGATATTGGTGGAAAGCTTCTTGTGCTGCTTTCGGATCGTCATTGATTAAGCCTGTGACTACTGCGTACAATTGTTCTTTCATTTTCTTGTTCATGAGTATTACTCCTTGTTAAATTTAAGCAAGTTCTTTTAAAAGAATTTCACAAATTATTTATTGCTATTCTATTGATTTGAAACATTTTTATCTCAGAGGTGCTGTAACCTCTTGAGTTTCGGGGGTTCCTGGTCCACCAACAATTCCTGTTTCTCCACCACCAACAGGAAGAACAGCCTCTCCACCAAGTGGCGGTTCACCACCTAAGCCAAGAGGTTCGCCACCAAAGCCACCACCACCTGCAATCATGCCAGGTCCGCCAAGTCCAAGACCACCTTCTTCTGGTGCACCATAAAGCTTAGGAAGGTCAGCAGCTCCACCATCAACATTGATACCTTTTTCTTCTCGAAGCTGTCGCTCGTTAGTAATAAGTTCTTCATCACTAAGATGCAGGTATTTCTTGAGAGCAAATCTCTTTGACAATTGAGTAACAGAGCTAGCTTGTGACATTGTGTTGAGAAGCTCACTATCAAGTTTTTGTTGTCGATAGATACCAAAGTTTTCTGGATCAGGAAGCTTTAAAGTGAAAATTGATGTGTCAACACTAATTCCAGCTGCATGCAAATATCGTTTAAACTCTCTTTCAATAACACGATTAAGATAACCTTGCAATCGTTTAATGAACATAGCAAAACGAAGTTCTTGAATATATGCAACACCAACAGCTCCATCATTTATAACAGCGCTGTCCTGTCCTTCTCTCATAAACGAGAGAGGAATTCTTAAGCCCCTGAACACCTTCCATTGAAAGTATTCAAGGTCAGCAAGTTCACCAAGGTTTTGACCGCCTGGTAAAACTTCAACTTTAGAACCACGACCTTCTGGACGTTGTGCAAAGAAGAAGTCTTCATTCATTGCTTGTGGATTATAAACAGAGTCAACTTGTTCAACACCACCACCAAACGTAGGAATCTTTTTCTGTCTGATTTCATTTTTGATTTGTTCAAGATATGTCTTGACACGTTGTGGTGGCATTTTTCCTACGTCAATGTAAAACACACGACGTTCAGGAGCACGCTGAATACGGTAAATGATAATAGAGTCTTCCAATAATTCTTTTTGTTTTTGTGCTCGATAAATTGCTCGAAGAACTGACTCACCAAAAGGAGCGGTTTCAGAAATGTCATCATTCAACGAAAACCAAACGATTTCATCAGCAGAATATGTATCGACCTGTGATTCAGAATATTTTCCGAAGTGACCAATAGGAGAATTGTAAGGTGAGTTAGGTGTTTTGATTTCTTGCTTTATTTGCCACCCAAGAACTTTTGTGAAGTCACGCTCGTCAACAATTGCTGCTACAACGTTCTTTGGATGAATCCATTCCCAACGTCTTGTGTCACCATGACGTTGAAAAAAGCAATCTCCATATTTGACGGTTGTTCTTGCAACTTTAAATAAACGTGTGTTCCAATCATGCATGTCACACCAATAACGAAGTGCTGCTTTAATTGTTTGCACAACACTTGACTGAATGTTTTCTTGTTTTTCTCCCTTGATAACGAGCTGAATAGGAAGTTCAGCTTGAGGATCGTCGCCTGTCATTTCTTCAGCAATTGTATCAAGAGCTCTAGCAACTTCAACGTCATTGTCCATTAGATCATATTCACGATAACGAGTAATACGAGAAGCGGAACCTTGAATCAATCTTTGGTACCATGTGTAGTTTGCATACACTCCCTGGTCGCCGATTGACTGACTATCGGTCATTGTTGTTGTGCCAGGTTTTGGAGTTATGACCTTAAAATAATCTCTAAATTTTGCCATTATGGGGTATGTCCACTTGTTATGTTGATAGTTTATTTATGTCCGTAAAAATTAGTGTGGCATGACTGTAACACTTTCAAGAGTACTTAATTTCCAGTTTCATTCCAATTATTAGCGGTTCCGTTAATACTCCTCGCTCTTGCATCCAATTTCGCTGCATCTCTTGACTGTTCTTCACCTACTTGTTGTCCCTTACCGATTTCCTTATCAAGGTTCATATGCTGTTGGGCAAGGTCATTTCTTATTTTAGATTGTTCGCTTATTTCTTTAAGATGTTTAAGCATCTCTTCCGACGCAGGTTTATTAATATCCTCAATAGCCTGCTGGCGTTTGGATAGTGGCTGGCCCAACATCTCACGCACTGCAGCCTTGTTGGGCTCTCCAAATTTTTCTGCAAGCGTTTGTGGACCCCCCTTTTCACCAAGACCCACCATTTTATCTGCATAGTAACTTACAAGATTACCTTCTTTTCCTGTTAAAGCCAGTATCCACGGTGCAAGAGGGGCAAAAGTTGTTTCAAGAAACGTGCTAAGTCTTTGAATCCCTTCAACAGTGTTTTGCGTGTTTTTACTAACTGTACCAAGTGCAGCAACAGCTGCTTCCTGAGGAGCTATTGTTTTTGCTGTTGTCGTGACGAGAGCACTACCCTCCCCTAGGAGAGGGTCTAAATTTAACCCTTTAACTAACGCCCTTATTGCAATTTCTTGCTCTACACCATATTTGGTTCCTCCTGATTCAGCTACCACATTTGCCATTTCAGTAGCTACTTTTGTGAGTTGTGACCAGGCTTCTGTGGATACCCTCCCTTTTCCTGCTATTATGGTACGAGATGCTTCTTCCGTTCCACTAATACCCATTGCTGCACCAAATGCACGGAATTGTGCGGCTTGTTTTATACGATCAGTCGGTGCGAATGCACCTGCAAGTTTGTTTATGGTTTTTATTGCTGCTTTATTTTGTTCAATACTCATACCCATGACAGCGTTTTCTTCAAGTCGTTTCGCTGTGCCTAATATTATTGCTCGCCTTTCGTCCTGTGTCGCCGCAG